TTCAGCTCAAAAACGATGAAGGTCAAGGTGAGATCCTCGCGGAACTCCCCACTGGTTTCTTTAGTAACCCGGGGGCGTCTGACCGTCAATCAAACTTCGTCAACTACACGGCTGGTTCTAATTGGCGCATGGACTATAACTGCCTCGGCATTAACCCGCGCAACAAAGTGCGCATACTCACCCGGAAGAAAAGGATCCTACAACCTAGATCCGGAGGACGTTCTTCAACTCACGCGACGATCTGGAAGATCGATCGCTACTTCAAGTTACGAAAGGAAATGTCGTTCCCGAATGACCTGGCGGTGGATCCTAACCAACAGATCTTCGAGTGCTTCTGGACGAACACAGTGACCCCAAATCAGTTTCCACTGAATCCCGCCTTGCAAGTCAATGTCGGGACAGCACACTGGAACAGTGTATACTTCAGCAACGCAACGTAGATGTTTGGCCGAAAAGAAAAAGAAAAAAAAATCTAGGCCGGTCGAAAATAGATTCAAAAAAAAAAGAAAAAGAAAAGACCGGCCAAACACTTAGATAATAAATATATATTTAAACTTCAAAATACTCATAACGATCTTGAGACAATGCATTGGGGTCAGGCATCTCATTGCCAAAGACAACAATGTGGACTTTATGGGCCATGCGTTTTTCAACGGAATGATACTTCGGACTCATCACTCGGCCATTCTTCATCTGTTCCAAAACAGAATACTGCAGAAACTGCATGTTGGTACGAGGGATGTCAACAAGAAAAACACGGCAATGAGTTTTGACAGCGTGGGCAATGTCATCGCGCTTTCCAACCGAGAGGAACTGAGAGGAGAAAGGATGGTGATCCTGATACCAATTAACAAACCAGCTCTTCCCGGTGTTTCCTACTTCATCAATGACAAAAATAATCTTACGGTCGTCTGGCTCGAGCGCGAGGCGGTCTACCAAATCATGCTGCCATTGCCGGAGCTCTGCGTTCCCATCGACTGGCTGGACAAAGAGTCGCATTCTTGAGATCCGAGTGACTCCTGGATATCTTGTGAGGACCGCGACATGCGCCGACTGTGCGACCTCCGGGGTCGATGGGGCCCGGTTGTTCTGAAGAGCGAACTCGTCGGCCCATGCATAGTAGGCGTCCAGATCCGATCGTCTTCCTTGGGCAACGGCGGGGAGTTCTCCGAATTCGGTGAAGTCTCCATCCTTCTTGCAGTACTCGGCGGCTTGCTGAGGAGAACCACGGGTGACCTCGAGGTGGAAGCGCTGGGAACCCAAACGGTTCTTGACGGTGGCGAGGCGGATCGCTGCGGGGAAGATGACGTATCCCTGGAGGTGGGGCGTGCCGCCTTCTCCGGTCTCTCTTCCCCAGACAATGTACTCGGTCGCCGCTGCGGCGTGCAACAACGCTGAGGTCTCATCCTCGGTGGGATTGTTGAGAGTAAAGCACCAATTCTTTGCACGAGACATGTTGGCAAAAATTATGAGGAGGATTGGCATGGAAGTGGCCTGGTAATACTAGCAGGCCACTAGGCGTGTGTTAGGCGCGTGTCGGCGCGTGCTTGGCACACAATTCACCCGGGTGAATGAGAGGTGAATGGGGGCAATAGACTGTCTTGCTTCAACTTCAACTTCAACTTCAACCAAGAAGGGCATATGCCGGGGCAATTAACCTTGTATCGTGGGGGCCTAAGTCCCTACGCTCGTAAGTATGCGGGTCGTCTTGCTAGAACCTATGCGGGGCCTAGGTTGAGGGCTGCAATCAAGGTGGGACGTTTTGTATATAAGAACAGAAAGAGAATCAGAAAAACAGTTCAGATGGTATCGCGCAAGAGACCCAAGCTGAACATTCGTTCTATGCCCTCCATTAAACAAGCAACCAACGTATCCACTGGGCCTATCAATCCCGCTGCTTTGGGAGTGGGCCTAGGTCAACTCTACATTGCCCCATTCAAATGGCCTGAGTTCGGCGGTGCCGGCTCGTTCATCAGACAGAAAAATCAAATTTTTGTCCACGGGCTTAAGGTCTGCCGTTACTTCGAGTACACGGCTTTTTCCGGGTCAACCGACGTCACTAAAGGTGACATTGGTCCCATTCAAGTCAACTGGGCTCTTCTTCAGCTCAAAAACGATGAAGGTCAAGGTGAGATCCTCGCGGAACTCCCCACTGGTTTCTTTAGTAACCCGGGGGCGTCTGACCGTCAATCAAACTTCGTCAACTACACGGCTGGTTCTAA